GGATGACACTAAAATGCGTAGAGAAACATGGGATGAAACAGTTGCACGAGCTGTAGTGTTTCTGAAAAAGGCTAGTAAGAATAAATTAAAAAAATCAGATTATGAATTGATACATCAGTATATTCTTGAAATGAAAGTGATGCCATCAATGAGACTATTATGGACTGCTGGAAAACCAGCCGATATTAATAATGTTGCAATTTATAATTGTTCAACTGTTCCTATTGACTCTTTACATTCTTTTGCAGAGGTTTATTTCTTGTTGATGAGTGGTGCAGGAGTAGGTGTGGATGTTTCTAAAAGATACATTGAAAAGATTCCTAAAGTAAAGAAATTGAATGGGGAGAAGAGTATAATTGCATTTGAGGATTCCAAAGAAGGTTGGTCAGTTGGTACAATGGCAGTTTGTACAGCCATGTGGGAAGGATACGATGTAGAATGGGATTTGTCAAAATTAAGACCACAAGGTGCAAGACTCAAAACTTTTGGTGGTAGGTCATCTGGGCCTGGGCCTCTGGATGAGACTTTGCATTTCATCAAACACATAGTGGAAGCTCATCGGGAACGAAAGTTAAGTTCCATCAATGCATTTGATATTATTACTAAAATTGCAAATTCAGTAGTCGTAGGTGGAGTCAGAAGGTCATCGATTATTACCCTGTCAGACCTCTACGATAGTGGTATGAGAAATGCCAAACAGGGTCAATTTTGGATAACAAATGCACATCGAGCTATGAGTAACAATAGTGCAATATATGATGTTAAACCAAATTCCATTGACTTCATGAAAGAATGGTTGGCTCTTGCAGAAAGTGGTACTGGTGAACGTGGAATTTTTAACAGGTATTCGATCAACGATTTGATTCCAAAACGAAGACGTAAAAGACAAGATTGGACTACAAATCCCTGTGGTGAAATAATATTGCGGCCTAGAGGATTCTGCAACCTCACAGAAGTGGTTATTCGTGCAGAAGATACTGTTGAGACTTTAATGGAAAAGATAAAAGTTGCAACTATGATTGGTACAATACAATCTACACTAACTAATTTTAGTCTCTTGGATGAGTTGCACGATGATTGGAAAAAGAATGCTGAAGAGGAAAGACTTTTAGGGGTGTCCATGACAGGACAGATGGACAATCCAGATATTTTAACTGAAGAAAATTTACAAACATTGAGAGATTATTCAGTAGGGGTAAATATTGAAACAGCAAAAAGATTGAAGATAAACAGATCTGCAGCCATTACTACTACAAAACCTAGTGGAACAGTATCAACATTAGTAAATTCTGCATCGGGGTTTCATCCACGATTTGCAGATTATTATATACGAAGAGTAAGAATTTCTGCAACAGATCCCTTGTATAAAATGATGAAGGATCAAGGAGTAAAATTCTATCCAGAAGTTGGTCAACCAGTAGAAACTGCAATGACATGGGTAGTTGAATTTCCAGTAAAGGCTCCAGAGAATTCAGTAAAAGTAAAAGATGTTGATGCAATTTCTCAATTAAAACAATGGTTAAAAATAAAACATAATTATACAGAACATACAGTATCAGCCACAATTTATGTCAAACCCGATGAGTGGTTTACGGTTGGTAACTTTGTATACGAAAATTTCGATGATTTAGTGGGGGTGAGTTTCTTACCTAAAGATGACCACATCTATCAACTTGCCCCTTACGAAGAAATCGATGAAAAAACTTATAATGTAATGCTTGCAGATTTCCCAAAAATTGATTATTCTAAGCTTTCTATATATGAAACAGAAGATAATACTACAGGAGCGCAAACGGTTGCGTGTTCTGGTGACAGTTGTGAAATCATTTAATAGCAAGTTTTATGGTAGAAAATATTGAAATAGAATGTACAGATTGTAATGCTATATATTTTATGAAACATAATTTGAATAAATCAAGATATGATATAAGTTATTGTTCATTTTGTGGTGGAGAAGATATTGAAATGGAAGAAGATTATGAAGAAGAGGAAGATTATTAATGACCTAAATATTTCTATGTGGAGTATTTATGAGTTACGAAAACCCTTGGCTGTATGATGGTAAAGTTTTTGAAAGTGAAGATATTAAAGATTATTTCGGTTTCTGTTATCTTTTAACTGATCTTGAAAATGGAAAGATGTATATTGGTAGAAAATATTTCTACTCCATTAGAAAGAAGAAAGGTCAGAGAAAAAAAGTAAAGTCAGAAAGTGATTGGAAAACCTATTACAGTTCATCTAAAAAAGTTCAACAAATAGTGCAAGAATCTGGCCCCAACAGATTCAAGAGAGAAATCTTATCTCTTTATATAAAAAAAGGTCAAGTGAATTATAATGAAACCAAGTTACTATTCAACCATAACGTGTTAGAAGCCCTTAATCATCATGGTGAAAGATTATATTATAATGATAATATTATGAATAGATATTTTTCAACAATTATGGAATAAAAGACTTGACATTTGAGATTTATAGTGGTATAATATAAGGTATATAAAGTGAATAAAAGACTTACAAAGTTAAAAGGTCTTATTGATGATGGTTCAGTTCCAACCATTTTAGAAGTTAGAACAAATTCTAGGGAATATTCTTATGAAGATGTTATAGCTCTAGATTATGGATTCGTTCAAGACCTGTATATGGGTAATGAAAATTTTGAAACTTGGTTTACCTATATTGGGCCAAAACCTATAAAACTCAATGATCTTACTTTAAATAAAAATGAGATGATTGAAATAATACTTGATTATTATGAAAAATTATGAAAAAACAACTAAGTGAAAAACGAAAACAAGAACTTCGTGACCAATTAACAAAAGCACGAAGTAAGAAATCCCCAGCAGAGTATAAGAACATACATCCAAAGGTATTAGAAATACCAGATGATGATATTTTATCGTTGAAATCGATTAAGAAATCGATTAAACATAGTAAGGATAGAGCCTCTGCATATTCTGTCAACTCTCGTAGGAGAGGAGCCACCACCAAACAAGCAATTGCAGATAGTATCAATTCTGATAATACCAAAGCCTATATTCGGTTCATGGAACATTATCTCAGAACAGGGGATTGGATTTCTGATTTTATGGGGGATGATGAAGAAAAGAAAACTCAATGGAAATGTGTCGCAATGGCCTATCATGCAGATGGTACACCAAAACGAACTAAAGGCGTTTTCTATCCAGATATTAATGCAGTATGGGTAAGTGAATGATTTTAATTGATTTGAGTCAGATAATGGTGGCATCCACAATGATGTCAATGGAAAAAGACCAAACAGAGGTTGATATTAAAATGATACGACATATGATTCTGAATAGTCTCAGAATGTATCGACAAAAATATCATGTAGAATATGGAGAATTGGTCTTATGTTGTGATGGTAGGAATTCATGGAGGCGTGAACATTTTCCATTATATAAGGCTGGTAGAAAAACTACTAGAGATTCTTCATCTAAAGATTGGACACAAATATTTGAAAGTCTTGATACTATCAAATCTGAACTTAAAGAATATTTCCCATACAAATATATAGAAGTTGAAGCAGCAGAGGCCGATGATGTTATTGGAGTTCTTGCAAAATCTTGGAACGAACCGATAATGATTATTTCAAGTGATAAAGATTTTATACAATTACAAGTAAAAGAAAATGTTAAACAATATAGTCCAATTACTAAAAAAATAGTTAATGATGTCAATCCAGCTAAATATTTGAAGGAACATATTTTGCGTGGTGACAGCTCTGATGGTATACCTAATTTCTTATCAGCTGATGATTGTATTGTGGAAAAGATTCGACAAGCACCCATAACAAAGAAAAAAGTAGAATTATGGATAGACCAAAATCCAGAAGATTTTTGTAATGAAGAACAGTTAAGAAATTATCATAGGAATATGAAACTGATTGATTTACAATATACCCCATCAAACATTGTTGACCAGATTGGAAAACAATATGATGAAATTCCGAAAGGAAAACGAAGTGGCCTTTTGAACTTTTTTATCGAAAGAAAACTTAATAATTTAATTGAAAGCATAGGAGAATTTTAATATGGCACAACAACCAGTAGAATTTGATAGTAATAGTGATGGATCTGTAAGTGCATATCCAGATAGATCTCAACCAAAAATTAAAGTTAGAGAACTTCTTCTTAGTGAAGTTTTGACTAAAGTTCATGGTGCAAAAACAAAAGCACAAAAAATCAAGATTTTACAAGATGAAGATTGCTCTGCTTTGCGACAACTCTGTAAATGGTCATTTGACCCAAAAATTGAATCAGAATTGCCAGTTGGTACTCCCCCTTACATTGAAAATGCAGCACCAGAAGGTACTGAACATATGTTACTCAGAACTGAAGGTGATAAACTTTATCATTATGTTAAGGGTGCAGACCCAAACCTTCAGAGTACAGTTAGAGAACGTATGTTTATCAGACTGTTAGAAGGATTACACAAAGATGAAGCTGAACTTTTGTGTGCAGTAAAGGATAAACGTATACATCAAGTATATAAGGGATTATCTTCACAAGTAGTGTCAGAAGCATTCAATTGGGATGAGGACTTTAGGAAAAAAGATGTATAAATATAAGACAATCTTTTAATAGGGAGTCTATTGATATGCAAAACCGAAAGGAACGGTGTGTAGAGGACAAGCTATTCTCTCTCCACATTTAAAATCCCCAATATTTATTAAGCACAAATAAGACCGTTTAACGATCTGCGGTTTCTATTTCTTGATGGACACTTATATCTAGTAAAGGTTGAAGATCATATTAAAGAAGGTAATATGAAAAAATTATTCATATGTTTTGCTTTAATGTTTTCCTTTTCATTTCCGTTAGGAAGTGCAGGTACTTATGAAGATAACTTGGTGTGGGACAAATTTGATCCCCATCCAGTAGTAATTAAAAATGTTGCTACTATACCAAATTATTCTTCATTAAATATAGTATTAGAAAACAGAGCAAAACAAGTAGAATGTCTCGCAAAGAACATATATTTTGAAGCACGAAACGAACCATTTGCAGGACAATTTGCAGTAGCTCTAGTAACTTTAAATAGAGTATATGATGATACTTTTCCCAATACGGTATGTGATGTAGTATATCAAGGAATTCATACAAAAGATGGATTTCCAAAACGTGATAGATGCCAATTTAGTTGGTACTGTGATGGTGCTTCAGATGAAGTACGAAATCTAGTTGCTTTTAATTCGACACAAAAGATAGCAAATCTAGCAATGATTTCTTATGGAAGTATGAAATCGCAAGGATTAGATTATACAGAAGGTGCAATATACTATCATACCCATGAGATAAAGCCACGATGGTCAAACTCATATCCAAAAGTTGGAAGAATTGGAGATCATATATTTTATAGATAAATACTAGTAAAGGACATGAAATTATAATATGCCAACATATCAATATAGATGTAAGATTTGTGATTTTGAATTTGAAGACAATTACAAGATAGCTGATAGAAATATCCCTGTGGATAATGCATGGAGATATGGTTCTTGTAATGATGAATGTGGAGAAAATGGTGCTCCATGTGATATACAGTTAGTGCCGCAATTACTTAATTTGCAGTATTCTATGAGAGATAGTGCAAGAAGACATACTGATGACGGCTTTAAAGACCGTATGAAAGAAATTCATAGAACGAATCCTGGCAGTCAATTAGGAGATTGGACATAATTATGAAAAAACAATTAATAAGTCATGATCAGTTAGTTGAAATGAAAGGGGTTACTAAAAACCAAACTGAGGTTTTTAAACAATACAAAAGTGGTAAGAATCTTTTTCTTTATGGGCCTGCGGGCACAGGAAAGACTTTTGTTATCCTGTACAATGCAATTAAGGAAGTTCTTGACCCCAAAATAAATTATAACTGTATCTACATAGTAAGGTCTTTAATGCCTACTAGGGAACTTAGATTTTATCCTAGTGATGAACAAGATAAAAGTTCTTTGTACCAAGTACCATATGACAATATGTTACGGTTTATGTTCAAACTACCGGCTGAGGATCAGTTTGGCATATTGTATGAAGAATTAAAACGACAAGATAATGTAGCATTTCTTTCTACATCATTTTTACGAGGGATTACGTTAGACAATGCCATTATTCTAGTCGATGAATGTCAAAATCTAAACTTCCATGAGTTGGACACAATCATGACCAGAGTTGGTCAAGATTCCAAAATCATGTTCTCTGGAGATTTTGATCAAACTGATCTTAGAGAAGATAAAGAAAAGGCTGGTTTAGGTCAGTTCTTAAAAATTATCAACGAAATGAAAGAATTCTATTCATGTGAGTTTGATATTGGTGATATAGTCAGAAGCGGTTTAGTCCGTTCCTATATCATCCAAAAATATAATACTGGATTAGGAGATAGAAAATAATGCTACCTGTACTACTATTTAATGTAATTTCTAGTCTTGTCATGGACAAGGCTCAGAGTTTAGCAAAAGAGCACGTGGAAAAAATGATAGATGATATTCTTCCAGATGATGCAAAAGAAGAATTAGATGGACTAATTCAAGCAGACCCCGAGCACATATTTGAAAATGCTAAAGATGCACTTCAAGGAGCGGTGGAAGGAAAGTTACCCATATCCTTAAAGGATGGACAATTAAAACCTATTGAAATGCATTTCAAGGTTACGTTTGATCCAAATACAAGTAAAGTAGATGTTGTACAAGATAATGGTGAAGTACATGGCATCTGAACCAATAAGAATATCAAAGAACTTTTCTTTATCAGAGATGGTAAAGAGTGCTACGGCAGTAAGACTAGGTGTGGATAACTCACCTAGTTCAATACATCTTGTAAATTTGACACATCTTGCAATACATATTTTGCAACCTGTTAGAGATAAGTTTGGAGTCATCACAATTAACTCTGGCTATAGAAGTCCTGCACTTAATGCAAAAGTAGGCGGGTCTAAAACAAGTCAACATTGTAATGGACAAGCCGCAGATTTTGAATCTTTTTCTACACCAAATCCTGACCTTGCGTTATGGATTACTAAGAATTTAGATTTTGATCAAATCATCCTAGAGTTCTACGATGGAGTTGATCCTAATAGTGGTTGGGTTCATTGTAGTTACAATTTGATGGGCAATCGTAAGAAAATCCTGACTGCACTTAAAACTAAAAGTGGTGTAGTATATAGAAATGGTTTTGTGAGTAAATAATGATATTATGAAATTGAAAAATTATGATAGGAAACTCATAACTGAGTTACCTAAACTTGTGAGAACAAATATTGGTGGTAAAAGACATTACGAAACTCCTAATGGCTCATATCCTTCTATTACAACCGTATTATCGATACGGAATAAGGAAGGGATATATGCATGGAGAAAACGTGTAGGTAATGAAGAAGCCAATAGAATTACGAAAAGGGCAACCACTAGAGGTACGCATTTTCATAGTCTATTAGAACAATACTTTTTAAACGAGATAGATGATCTCGACACCTTTTGTGCTACTGCCCTTGCTAAAAACCCTGCCG